GCCGACTTGTGGCTCGATCTGCCGATGCTGCGTGCCCGCTGCACCTACGAGGCCCACAACAACCCGTTCGTGGAAGGCGTGATCGACACGCATTGCACGGACCTGATCGGACCGGACGGGCCGACGCTGCAAGTTCAGAGCGATAGCGACGATTACAACCGGGCGCTCGAACAGGTCTGGCGCGACTGGTTTCGCCGCCCGGACATCAACGGCGTGTTGTCGGGCGCGGAAATCATGCGGCTGTGGATCCGCATGCTGTGGACGGCCGGCGAATATCTGACCCAGATCGTCACGGATCGCACGGCCACGGGCCCGGTGCAGATGCGTTTGCTCGATCTGCACCCCACGCGGCTCATGTCGCCGCCGGCAATGGGCGCCGATCCGCTGGTCGTACTGGGCATCCGCCGCACGCGGGAGGGCAAACCACAGCAGTATTTCATCGCCGAGCCATCGCCGTTTGGCGCCTACACGCTTTCGTTCACCAAGTGGGACCCGATCCCGCCCGATTTCATCATCCACCAGTTCAAGGTGCTCGAGCCCGGACAGGCCCGCGGCGTTCCCTGGTTGGCCAGCTCGCTACCGACCGTGGCAGATTTGCGCGATTACGACGCGCAAGTGCTCGACGCGGCCCGGGCCGCTGCCGACCAGGCGACCTATTTGACCGCGACAGGCGCGGATGTGCCGTTCTATCCGGCTAACGAGTGCGCAAAGGTCGAACGCCGCACGATCCGCACCATGCCGCCGGGCTGGGACGTCAAGCAAATGACGCCTTCGCAGCCGGCGCAAAACTACGTGCAATACCGGGGCGAGCGGCTCCGCGAGCTCGGCCGCCCGGTGAACATGCCGCTGATGACGATCCGGTTGGGCTCCGAGGATCACAACTACAGCTCGGCCCGCTTCGACAACAAGGTGTACCAGCGCGGTCTGAACGTGACGCAGGGCTGGATCAGCGGCAACACCCTCGGCCGCCTGGTGATGGAAGTCGCCCGCGAAGCCGAGCTCGCCCGCGCCATCCCCCGCCGTCCGAAAAAGTTCTCCCAAGACGATTTGGCCTGGACCTGGCCGGCGCCGGCGACCGTGGACCTGGAAAAGGAGCTGGCCGGCTACCTGACGGGGCTCGAAATCGGCGCCATGGACCTCTCGGAGGTTGCCGCCAAGCTGGGCACCGATATCGACACGCTGATCGCCCGCCGCAAACGCACCATGCAAGCCCTGATCGACGCCGGCCTGCCCCCCGCGCCGTTCTGGGAACCGGGCAGCAAAGTGCCCAGCGCACCGGCCAACGCCCAAGATCCAGGCCAACCCGCGTCGACAGCAGCGCCGGCCAGCGACGAACCGCCCAAAAAGAAGAAGGGGAAGAAGGGCGCGAACCAGGAACAAGAAGTAGCCATTGGCCAGTAGTCAGTGGCAGCGACTGACGACCGACAGCCACAAACCAGTTTTAACTATGCGACTCCGCTCCGAAACCGCCGAATCTCCCCGCGACATGATCGTACGCAGTTTCAGGCTGCGCGCGGACACGATCAACGAAGCCGAACGCTCGGTCGAGGCGGTGTTGTGCACCGAGTCGCCAACGACCGTGTTCGACATGCGGACCTGGGAGCCCGTCGACGAGGTGCTGCGGATGGACGGCTGGGAGCCGGTCGACCAGGTGCCGCTGTTCGACTCCCATCCTCAGTTGTCGTCGAACCCGAACGTCGAGGACGACCTGCGCGGCTCCGTGCGAAACATCCAGGTCAGCGGCGACAAGCAGACCGGCAAACTGTATTTCGCCGCCGACAAGTCGAGCCTGAACGTCTGGGGAAAGGTCCGCGACAAGCACGCTCGCGACCTCTCGATTGGAGCGATCCCGCTCGAGCAAACGGAGATTGCGCCCGGCGAGACGAAGCTCGTGGGCGGCAAAAGCTATACGGCCGGTCCCCGCAAACTTTTCATCACCACGAAATGGAAGGTCGGCGAAACCTCAGTCACCCCCCGGGGCGCAGATCCCCGTGCAAAAATCCGGCAGGCGCCGTCTGCGCCGCCATTACTCAAGGAACCTACCATGAATGAACGTCTTCGCGCGTATCTCGAGTCGATCGGCCTGGCGAAAGATGCCTCCGAAGCCAAGGCCAACGAGTTTTTGGCCACCCTGCGCGGCGACCAGCTTGCGGAAGGTGAGCGCCTGCGATCGCCCGTCGCAACTCCCGCCGCCATCACCCAGACCACTGTCGCGGCCGCTCCGGTCGTGACGTCGCAGGCGCCGAATCTCGACGCGGTGCGTGCGGAAGCCGCCGCCGCGGAGCGCCGCCGCATTGACGGCCTCACTGACTTGGCCGGCAACGACGTGCCCCGCGAGTTGCTGCGGTCGGCGATCGACAACGGTTGGGACGAGAACCGCGCCAGCCGCGAGTTTTTGGGTGCCATTCGCACCGGGCGCCCCGGTGCCGTCTCGGCCGGCCCGGCAATCCATTCCCGCGGCCACGAAACCGATTGCACGTTGCGGTCGCTGCAGATCGGCTTCATGCACCGCCTGGGAACACGGGTTATCGACCCCAACGCCAGCGAACGGGTCCGTGCCGAGCAGGAACGCGAGGCCGAGATGGGCGACCGCTATCGCTATCTCTCGATGATCGACATTTGCCGCGAAGCAGTGCGGCTCGATCGACGAACCGCCTCCCACAATCCCGACGAACTTGTCCGTGAAGCCGTGTCCGGCGCGAGCCTGTCCGCGATTTTCACGACCAACGTCAATGCCCGGCTGTTGGAAAGCTATCGGGGCATCACGGACACCACGACCGCGGGTTGGTGCCGGGAAGCCGACGTGGCGAACTTCAAGACCAACGAACGCTTCTCGCTCGGCAAGACCGGGGATTTGGAAAAGCTCCCCCGCGGCGGAAAAGCTACGCACGCCACGATCGACGATATGGTCGAGACGTACAAAATTGCGCGGTACGCCAAGCAATTGATCCTCGACGAGCAGGACATCATCGACGATTCCTACGGCGCGTTGCAGACAATGCCGAACGAAATGGGCGAAGCGTCTGGCCGTCTGCGACCGGCTCTCGTCTATGCCATCCTGCTGTTGAATCCGCTGTTGGAGGACGGCTTGCCGATCTTCCACGCCAACCACAACAACCTGGTGTCGGGCGGCCCCAGTGCTCTGGGCGTCGATGCCCTGGCGGCGGCAATCACCGCGATGGCCAAGCAAACGCTCGACGGCGTGACGCTGAACATCAACTCCAAGTTCATCATTATTCCGCAAGACCTGCGCTGGACGACGCAGACCATGCTGCGTGCTGGCGAAATTCGCAACACGACCGCCAGCACGAAGTATCCGACCTACAACCCGGTTCAGGTCAGCGAAACCGACCTGATGATGGTCCGCGACAACCGCGTCGGCGTGGCCGGCGTGGTTGACCCGTCGAGCAACGTCGCGGTCGCTGGTTCCGCCACCAACTGGTTCATGTCGGCCGCGGCGATGGAGGCCAAGACGATCGAAGTTGGCTATCGAGTCGGCACGGGCCGGCAGCCCCAGGTGCGGCCGTTCATCCTCACCCAAGGCCAGTGGGGAGTGGGCTGGGACATCAGCATGGACATCGGCGCCAAGGCGCTCGACTTCCGCGGCCTCTACAAGTCGGTCGGTCAGTAAGCAAAAGGGTCAGTTGTCCGTGGTCAGTAGTCAGTGGCGCCGACGGACAACGGACAAAGGACCACTGACAAAAAACCAATCATCCACCCTCAACAGCGAGAGCCAATATCATGACCGCCGAAGCAATTTTGGCCTATCCGGCCGGCGAACAAAAGTTTTCGACCACCATCCCCCTTAATTCGGGCGATGTGATCCAGCTCCCCGATGGCCGCGCGGCCGTCAAGGGGGGCCTGACCGCAGCCGCGTCCGGCGATTCCGTCGCCAGCTACACGGCAGGCGTGTTTCGCGTGCTCAAGGCCGCGGGTATCTGCCTGTTGCGCGGTGGGCGAGCCTATTGGGACCGCGTCAACGGCGTGGCTACCTTCGCCCAGCCGTCCGGAGCATTCTATATCGGCCGAGTCGCGGCTGATGCGGCTGCCACCGACACCAGCGTGCTGATCGACTTCAACATCATCGTCAGCGACCTGATCACCCTGAAAGACGGCCGCTGGACGAGCACGCCTGTCAAAACCGCTGGCTCGCCGGCCGCCACCCGCGACGCCGTGGGCTCCGGCTTCGCGTTCAGCCTCGACAACACGAACGAGGCGCAAAAGATCGATGCCATTTCCATCGGCGGCGTCCGCACGATCGACGGCCCGATCCTCGAAGGCCGCATCGCCATCCACGACAAGGGCAACAACGCGGCCCTGACGATCTTCCTGGGGCTCGCCAGCGGCAGCAATGCCGCGGCCTTCACCAACATCACCGACTATTGCGGCTTCGTGTTCGTGGGCAACTCGCTGGAGATCAACGCGATCTCGACGGACGGCACCACGACCGTAGCCAAGACCGACACGACCGTCTTGGCCGTGGCGGACACGTTCAACGAGTTCTGGCTCGACGCGCGCAATCCGGCCGCCGTCGACCTCTACGTCGACGGCGTGTTGATGCTCACGACCACCGTGTTTTCGCTGGCGAAGGCCGCCGGTCCCTTGTTCCCGCTGCTGTGGGTCGGCAAGACCGCGAATGCCACCACGGCCGACGTCACGGTGGACTTCCTGCGGCTCCGGTCGACCGACTTTTAAGCCGGCACGGCCGACCACACGGCCGGGAGGCCGTTGCAATAAACAGCCATGACCACGTTCGATGAAATGTACGCGGACGCTGGGCTTGAGACCCAGCTCGCCATGTTCGGTGAAAAGATCGTCTATCGGCCCCTCAATGATCGGCCGCGGACGATCACGGCCATCGTGCAGCGCAACCCACCGCAGGAACTCAGCGGCATGGATCGGGGTCGGGCCGTGCGGCTGGTAATCGAGGTGGCAAACGACCCGTTCTATCCCGAGTACGGCGGCATTTCGAGCGCTGAAATTGACAACGGCGGTGGCAAGGTGGACGTGTCGGACCGCAAGGGCGAGAAGCCGACGACAAAGCCCATCACGAAACTCCTCTCGGATATCGCAGGCATGACTCAGTTTGAAGTGAGGTAATCAGGGTGCAAGCGGTGGTCGTGGTGAAACGTGCCCAAATGCGAGCGATGCTCCAGGAGTTGGAGTCCGTCCCCAAAGCCATTCCGCGCGCCCTGTCCGGCGCCATCAACGACACCAGCAAAAAAGAAGTGACCGAAATCTCGAAGCTGATCCGCGCCCGCACCACGATCAAGAAGCGGGACATCGACAAGCACCTGCGACGGGACTTTTCCTCTCCTAAGAAGCTCGAGGGCGGCCTATCGCTGGAAAAGAGCGGCCGAATCGCCCTCGGTCACTTCGGCGCTCGCCAGACCAAGGGGGGCGTCACTTACAAGATCAGCAAGACCGGCGGACGCAATCTGGTGCCCGACGCATTTGGTCCGGACATCCCACGACTCGGCCTGATGGTCTACAAGCGCGCCGGCAAGGATAGAACTCCGCTCATCAAGCTCTACGGCCCGAGCCCGTGGGGCATCGTCGTCAAGAACGACTTGCAATCCGTGATCGGCAGTGACGCGCAGGAAGTGCTCACCAAGAGCGTCGCCCGTCGCGTCAACCTCGAGGTGCTGCGCCTCCGCGGGGAGGTTAAATGACCGAAGCGCAATATCCAGTCGTCGAGCAAATCGCCCAGATCGTCGTGGCACGGCTGGAACAACTCACGGTAGCCAATGGCTACAAGCACGACATCGCCGACGTCGTCCGGCCGACGGTTGAGGGCGGCTACAGCCCGGAAAATCTGCTGGCGGTCGTCGAGCAGGGGGACGCCGAGCGCGAAAAGGATCACGACTACGAGGGCAATCCGAACCGCATTGCGTGGGGGCAGCCGTTTGTAATCACGCTTTTTGTCAACGCGTCCAACAAGGCGGCGGTTCCCGAGGATCAGCTCGTCAACGTGTTCGAGGCCGACGCGATCAAGGCCCTCACGGCGCCCGACCGCTGGGAACATTTCCCCGACTCCGGGCCGGACCTGGCATTCGAGGCCGAGTTCCGCAGTCCCAAACGCATTCTGACATCCGACGGCGCATACGCCGGGACCGAGGTGCACCTGGTCGTCCATTACCGGCACCCGGAAAACGATCCCTACACCGTAGGCTAAGGAAAACCAAGCCATGACGACCCCACTCCTCCGCCGCAAGAAGATTCTGGCGGCCAAAGTTGAAGCCACCATCGGCACGGCCGTCACGCTCGCGGGCGCGGACGCTGCGATGAATATCTACGAGAGCGCCATCGAGCCGACGACCGAGTTCATGCACCGCGAAGGCCAAGGGAGCTTTTCGCCCAATTTCGGCACGCTCAACGGCAGCAAGGGCGAGGTCAAATTCTGGACCGAGCTCACGGGCGGTGCGACGCCGCCGTTGTGGGCCACCGTGCTCCTGCCGGCCTGCGCGATGATCAATACGTCCGGCACCTTCACGCCCTCGTCCAACGCGCCGGGCGTCGGCGGCGTCACGACGATCACCATCGGCATGTACGAAGACGGCCTCTACAAGGAGCTCCGCGGCTGCATGGGCAACGCGGTGTTTCATTTTGCGACCGGGAAGCCGGTCAAAGTCGAGTTCCATTTCACCGGGATCTGGGACACGCCCTCGGACAAGACCGCACTCACGCCCACCTACCCGACCGTCCAGCCGCTACTTTTCAAGTCGGCCGGCCTCTCGATCGCCTCCTGGTCGCCGCGGGTCAGCGATTTGATGATCGATCTGGGCAACGAGGTGCACCTACGCGAGGACGCCAACGACCCGAGCGGTTTTATTTCGGCCATCATCAGCGGCCGACACATCCACGGCAAACTGAACCCGGAAGCGTCCAATGTTGCCGACCAGGATTCTTACGGCCAGTGGCTGTCGCTGGCTCAGCAAGCGATGGCTATTGCACTCGGCACCACAGGCAACGCGGTCGCCTTCGCGGCGCCCAAACTGCAATTCGACAAGATCACCGAGGCCGACCGCAACAAGATTCAGATCGATGATATCGAATTCCAACTCAACCGCAATTCTTCGGCCGGCGATGACGAATTGTCTATCGCCTTCAGCTAACGAAAAAGAGTGCCTCCGGCGGGGCGGAGGGCACCGCAACGGCCTCGTGGGCCGTGTGGTCTCGCCGGCGAATATACGAGGAAAGGGCTACTGCCCGGGAAAGGAAAGGAAATCAAATCATGTCCAAGCTCATGACGGCAATTCTGGCGGAAGTCGCCAAGGGTCGCCTGGTGGAATTCGGCCTCGATCAAAACGGCGGCGGCGTGGCCATCCGCGTCCGCGAGTCCGTGCACGTTCGCGAGACCCGCATCACGGCCAGCCAGGCCGGCGCCGAGGACTCCGACGATCTGATCGCGTCCGAGTTGGCCGCACTGGCCAAGGAGCACGACGCGCCGCCGGCGCCACTGGAAGAGGCCGAGAACGAAAAGCCTTCGGCGACCGGCGACGCCGCCGGGGGCGATAGCCTCGACGACTCGACAAGTGCGCCACAACACGGGCAATAGCCCCTTCACGGAGACAGGACAAACGGTTACTGCCGGCGAGGGATTGATTCAACTATCCGGCGCGAGGCAACCCGCACCGGCCCGGCGGCCGGCCGCCGGAGGCCTTTCATACTTTCAAACGCTTCGAAATCCTATTCGCTGAGAACAACCAATGCCCCGCGCGCTCGATCCAAAGCAGAAGTTCAAATACGTCCTCAAGTCGGACCAGGACAAACCGGCCAATGAGCAGCCGGCGTTCTTCCTGCGCACGCTCAGCGGGCGCAAGTGGCGGGAAGCGGCTGCGATCAACAAGGCGCTCGAAGCCGCGAAAGAAGGCAGCGATTTTGAGCCGATCCTCGACCAGATGTACGGGCTGCTGCGGTTGGGAGTCCGGGGCTGGGAAAACATGGTCGACCCCGACACCGAGCAGCCGATTCCCTATGACCCGGCAAGCCTGGACCTGCTCTTGGATCCCGCCGAAGCCGGGGAGTTGATGGAAGCCATCGTTGCCGGACAGGAGGTCTCGCTGGCCGACAAAAAAAACTCCGACTCGCCTGCCTGATCCAGGCGGGCGACGTCTGCAAGACCTGCAGCCCGGGAAACTGCAACGACTGCCCCTCGCCGACGAAGCCACCGAGAGAGATTACTTGCCCGGGGTGTGAGGGGTACGGCTGCGAGGAATGCCACGGGCGGGGACACATTGCGATCGAGTGCTGCCCAAAGAGTCTGATCGACGACGAGTTGGTGGACGTGCTGGATTACATCGAACTGTTTTATCGCGGCTTGCCGCCGGTCCAGGGCGGCGCACTCGATCAGTCGCGGTGGTTCATCCAAGCGGCGCAGTTCGTCCGCGCCGACCAGTCCGTATTGAAAGCGGCGAAGGGGATTGTGGATGGCTAGCACCGCAGTGTCCATCTTGCTCAAGGCGACCGACAGCGCATCGGCGATCTTCCAGCGCGCCGCGGGCACGATCGGCGGCAGTGTGCAGCGGATTGCCGGGCATGCCACGTCGACCCTCACCCCTGCCCTGGAAAAGGTCCGCTCGCAGGTAGCCAAGAATGCGGCCGTCTTCGCGGCAGACTTCCCCCGAGCGGCCGCTATCGCTGGGACCGCCTATGCGACGATCGGTGCCGGCGCCACGGCGATGGCCACCAAGCTGAGCACCGAGTCACGTGTGGCCGCAGCGGGTGCCCGGATCATTGGCCAGAGCATGACCGCCGGACTCGGGGCCGCCGGCCGGGCCATGCGAACCGCCACCGGCGATATCGTTTCTGGCGCGGGCACAATCGCTGGCGCCGCCCTGCGCGGATTCAAAGCCACCGCCGGGGCAGCCGCGTCGACTATGGGGCGAGTCGCGTCTCTGACGGCCAGCGGGTTCGCAGCCGCCGGTAAAGCGGCCGTGGCTGGCATGGCACGATTGCGATCCGCGGCAGTGAGCGGTTTCCACGCCGCCGGGAATGCCGCGGCTGGATTCGGCAAGAAGCTGGTTTCCCTGATGACCGGGCCGCTGGCCCAACTCGCCGGGGCGTTTGCCATCGGCGCAGCCATCAAGAAGTCGATCGACGCCTTTGCCGGCGCCGAGGAGCGGGCCCATCGGCTGGGAATTGCGCTCAAGCTCAACGGCGAAGATGCGGCGACGACCGTGCCGAAACTCCAGGGCTACGCTCGCGAGATCGCCAACGTGACGACGCTGTCGGTTGGCGCGTCGATGAAGCTGATGGAGATGGGCGCCAGGCTGCGGATTCCGTCCGGTGCTCTCAAGGACGCCACCAAAGCGGCCATCGGCCTGTCGACGGTCCTGGGGATCGACCAGGAGCAAGCGCTCCAAAAGGTCAACCAGGCGATGAACGGGAATTTCAAGAGCCTGCAAAAGTACATTCCGCAGCTCCGCAACGCGAAGAACGACGCGGAAAAGCTGGCCATCGTGCAGAAGTTCGCAGCCGGCGGCTTCGAGATGGCCAAGGGCAAGACCGAAACGCTGGCCGGCTCGCTCGAGCGGTTCGGCAATCTGACCCATTCCGTCTTCAAGAAGATCGGCGGCATCATCGGGCCGGTCGTCCAGCAGTTCGTCGCCAAGTTCGCCGAAAAGCTGCCTGCCATCGAGGCCATGCTCGACAACGTGGCGGCCTGGTTCACCGCCATGCGGGCCAAGCTCCAGCCAGTCTTTACCGCGATCACGGAACACGGTCAGCGGCTGTGGGCGGTGTTTAGCGTGGTTTTCCAGAGTATCAAAACAATCCTCACTTCGTTCGACAGCAAGATGAGCGAGACGGGCGGCATCGTGGGGACCGCCGCGTCGGTGATTACCGCCGTCAGCAATTTCATGGCCAAGGGAATCATCACCGCGTTCACGCTCGTCGAGACGATTGTCACCGACTGGCAACGCGTCTGGAAGCTGGCGATTACGACTGTGACGCTGGCCATCGTCATGTACGTCGAAGACATCAAGCACACCTTCGGAACCGTGATCCCCGCCTATCTGAGTTGGTTCGCGAACAACTGGAAGCAAGTCTTCGCGGACGTGTTCTGGGGCTCCCTCACGGTGGTCAAGAACTTCGGCAAGATGCTGGGCGACATGATCAGCCACATCTGGCAGTTCGTTACCAGCGGCATGAAGGGCGGCATCGGCGGCCTGTTGAGCAACCTGGCTCGCGACGCCAACAAGAGTCTGCTGGAAGGGTTCACGGCCACCGCCGAAAAGCTTCCCGACATCCTTGCGCGGAAGATGACCAGCGAAGAGAAGCGGCTGGCCGACGAGGCAGCCAAGCTCGGCTCCGCCGTGGGCGGCGCCTTCAACGAGAAACTCAATCAACGGCTGGCCGGCCTCTCCAACGCGATGGCCGACGCCGCCAAGTCGGCCGCCGACAAGACGAAAAAGGAACTCGACGCCATCAACCTCGACTCGCTGGGGGCCAAGAAAGACAAGGAAAAAAAGGCCGAGGAGAAAACCCACAACAAGGCCGAAGAGTCGCGACTCCTGACCCGCGGCGTCGCCTCCGACCCGACGCTGGCCTTGGCGAAAGAGCAGCTCGATCTCGCCAAAAAGGCGGCCGCCGACCGCAAGGCCCAACACAAAGAACAGATCGAGGCGCTGAATAACATCGCCGCGAAGCAAGACAACTATGTCGCGCTCGAGATTCGCTAGGAACCGTCAATGGGCATCAGCCTAATCACCGAGCGCTGGAGCGGCGACAACTCTCAACAGACGTCGCCCGACGCCAAGAATTACCAGCTCACCGCTGAGCGAGTGCTCGACATCACTGTCGACGATCCGCTGAACGACAATTCGTTCACTGTGATGGCGGCCATGCTCGACCCCCAGATTCGCAACGCGTACCCGCTGGACTATTACCTGCGCTGCGACGATCTCAAATGCGAGCGCGTCACGCCCAACCTGTTCAAGCTCACCGCGCACTATCTCACGAAGGCCCAGCTCGAGCAATCGCCTTTGGACCTTCCGGCGGACGTCGAATACGACGTGATCGTGACGGAAGAAGAGATCGATTGCGATGCCGATGGCAATCACATCTGCACGATCGTCGGCGAGAGCTTCGACCCGCCGATTCGCGCGCCGCTTTATGACACGGTGGTTCGCGTCGGCCGAAACCTCGCCTCTTACGACGACGCCTGGGCCAAGAGTTTCCGCAACCGCGTGAATAGCACCGACTGGGGCGCCTATGAGGCAGGCTCGGCGCGGGTTGTCTCACTCAAGGGCCAGAGCGTGCTCGACAAGGATTTTCAATACGCGCGTGTCACCGCAGAGATTCAGATCCGCGACGCGGCACCCGGCAGCACGATCGACAAGGCCTGGTATCGTCGCGTCGCGGCTAAGGGGTTTTGGATCCTCGACAGCGGCAAGCCCAGGCGGATTACGGCCGGCGATCTGAATTCCGATCTGACGGGCAACGCCGCGGCCCAATTCGCTACGGAGCCCTGGTTCCACGACACGACAACTGGGGCCTTGATCGTCAGCAAGGACGACGCCCAGTTTTACGAGTTCAAGATTTTCCAGACAGAGGATCTAAACGAGCTCGGGTTGATTTGACAGAAGCACCGCGCGGCCAATGGGTCGCCTAGAAAAGGAGCCAAGGCATGGCCAATACGATCTCAGTCAGCACCGGACTCGCCGTCAAAAGCGGCTCGACGTTTTTCCTAAGCAGCCCGCAGGCCACCAAGAACGTGGCGCAGACGGGCACTGGCACCGGCCAGTCGTCGCAGGTGATCCCTACGACGGCCGGCGGCACGGCGATCGCAATCCCTTCGGGGATCGGCAGTGCCGGCTGGGCGACCTTTCAGAACCTGGACCCGACAAACTACGTCGACATCGGCGTGCAGGTCTCGGGCGCGTTCGAGACTTTTGGCCGCCTCTTGCCGGGCGACCCGCCGGCGCAATTTCGGCTCTCGACGCTCACGATCTACGCGCTCGCCAACACGGCCAGCGTGCAAATGCTCTGTAAGTTCGCGGAGGGTTGAGCCGCATGTTAGTGCGGCCGCCGAAACATCATGCCAGGCCAACGCGTTTTCCTCACTCCCGATTCCGCGCGCAAGGTCAAGGACACGGTCCAGCAGGTCCGCCAGGTCCCGCCAAACCGCACCGTCTATCGCCGTCAGCGGCCGCCCACGGTGCAGCAATTCGACGGCATTTGGATTTACAACAATACTGGCGACACTTTGCCGGCTTACAGCGTGCAACCGATCACCAGCTCCTACTCGCCGGACGGCGGCGCGACGACCTACCTTCAGGTGGACTTCGACACCACGTCGACCACGTTCGTCGAAACGTATGCGGTGGTCGCGGGCAGCGAGATTCCGCCGGGTGAACTCGGCCTGGCTCAGGACCCGGGCGGCCCGCTCACGATCCTGGGCACCGGGGCCAACGGCGTTTCTTGCGGTCCCTTCCCGGCCAACAGCGCCGGCAACGTCAGCCCCGGCTATCCGGGCGACTTCTTTTGCTTCCAGGCCACGGGCGCCGACGACTTTCACGAGCAGGTGTTTTTCTACCGGCCGCTCGTCAACCTGATCGTCAGGACCACTGCCGCCGTCGGCCCGTTTGGCACGTCGGATTACTACATCACCAGTTTTTATAGCGAGATCGGCGGCGGTGACATCGGCTACACGACAGTCCCGCCAGCGACTGTCTACACCCCGATCGACTCCGGAAAATTCGCCGGCATGACCAAGGTCAACGGCGTGTGGGTTATGACTCCGCTCCAATGCAACGACTCGTAAGCTAAGCCGTCCCCATGCCCGACCAGCGCGTTTTCCTCACGCCGAATTCCGCCCGCGCCATCAAGGACACGGTGCAGCAAGTGCGCCAGGTGCCGCCGGATCGGACGGTTTATCGCGGGCACCCCTCGCCGACCGTGCAGCAATTCGACGGCATTTGGATTTACAACAACACTGCGAACCCGCTGCCGCCTTATTCCGTTCAACCCATTTCCAGCGCGTATCTCGGCACCGATGGTCTGGGTTATCCCCAAGTCGATTACGACACGTCCTCGGGCACGTTCTACGATACTTTCCTCGTTGTGGGCGACGTCGACATTCCGCCGTATATGTTGGGACTGGCGCAGTGGCCCGACAAGCCGCTCACCGTATTGGGTTTCGGCACGGCCGGCCAATCCTGCGGTCCCAATCCGGCCGGCCTAATTGGCTATCTCGTCAACGGATTCCCGGGCGATTTCTTTTGCCTCGGCGGCGCCGTCTACCTCTACCGCCCAGTCGTGAACCTGATCGGGATCACGACTGCGGACCTCACCGCCCAGGAAGGCACGACCAGTTATTCCATCGCTGTCTGGGAAGGCGACGACTTTTTCTTTGGCGTTGAGTTGGGCCCGGCCGGCTACACGACACCGCCCGATGCGGTTCCGCTGCTGAACATCCCCTCGGGCGAAGTTGTCACGCTGACCAAGGTGAGCAGCGTTTGGCTCATGACACCCACCGACTGCAATGCCACGTGCGGCTCTTAGGATATTTCATGGACCTATTTTCTGATCCGCAGCCCCGCTCGCCTTGGCGCCGCCGCCGCAACGGGCTTTACCTCCCAGATCCGGTGGGCGACTACGCCACGCCGTCGGCGCGATTCTTGGGGATGATGGGCACGGCCAGGTCCTGCTGCCCATCCTGCGAAAGGAGCGGCTGCGGATATGGCAGTACGGGCGACACCTGTTGCTGCGCCGGCACGCCGCCGGCGCAGATGGACATTACGATCTACGGCTCTTTCGTCAATCCGGACAGCAGCGACTATTACGGCTGCACGAATTGCGGCGACCCATCTCTCGGGCAGGGGACGACTTATACGGCGTCCAATAACGTGGGCTATGATTTGCTTTGCCTCGGTTCCCCCGGCGCAACTGTTCCATACGATCCGGACAATCTTAGCCTGGGCTATTACGAGCTAATCGGCACGCCTTGTATGGGTGTCGTTGAGTTTGGCGGCGACACTTGCTCAAGCGGTTGCACGACTAGGGGATTCGCTGGCGGTCCCTTCACTTGGATTTACCACGAGCCGTCTTTTTGTTCCTTCGTGCTCGCGGGAATCACGGTCCAATATGATCTTTTCGTAGCTTTTCGCCTCCGCTGTTCGATTCCCTACGGAATGTCGACCGGACCGAATTGCGAGGCGCTGGCGATTGTTGTCTTGACGACCGCCAATAGTCCATCGGCGCAGGGCTGCATTCTCTTGGGCTGGACAACGCTTACAAGCCCCACCCCGCCGCTATCACTCGTCGAGGATTGCAACACGCAAACTTGGACCTTCAGCGGCACCGACGGCTTGCTTGGCGTAGCCTGCGGGCCGACGACTCCCGCCGGCCCGTGTCTGCCGGCTAATGGCGATGACTTCGGCACCGTGACGGTGACAAAGCACTAATGACCCTTTGCAACTATCAGCCGACCGATCGGCCTGGCATTTGGCGCTGTTCCGAATGCAGGGACGAGAACTCGCGACCGCTCGACAATCCGCCGCGTCGCGCGTGCGGTACGGCGACTCTGAATATGCTGGCCCGAAAGCCGATCGGCTACGGCCCCGGCACTGAATTAAAGGAGCTGATCGTAAAGCTCGGCGTTCCGGCGTGCTCGCAATGCACGGCGTTTGCCGATCGTATGGACGAGTGGGGCGTAGACGGTTGCCGCATTCACCGCGGCGAGATCGTCGAGTATCTGCGCGCCAAGCAACGCGAGATGACGTTTAGCCAGCGGCTGCTTGCCGCCGCCCGCGGCGCCGTGGCCGGGATGACATTCGTCGACCCGCTGGACGCCGCGGGAAGCCTGGTCGATGAAGCGATTCGACGGGCTTCACTTCTCCTCGGTACCGGCCGTTGACGCAGCAGGCTGCTTATTCGAAAGGCCCGGGGATGACTGTTTGAAATACGGCTGAAGTTGACTTTCGTCGAAGGGCGCGATGGCCATGTATGTGCTGCCGCATTGGCCGTGTAGGGCGAGCGGCCGCGTGGCTGGCGCAAAAACCAATCGAGGAAGCGGCTGACCGTTTCGTCGTTCAAATCGCTGAGCAGCGCCACGCGCGCCAAAAACTTTTCGAAGTTGTTGAGCGTGGTCAGGTAAAGCCGCTTGGTGTCTTTGGAACGCCCGCGGAGTTTAAGCGGTTCGAAATCGCGGCGATAGAAATCGCGCAGCGAAAGCGTGTGGCGCATCATGTCGCCCCGTCGAGGTGTGCAGCATGGTGAAAACCTCCTGACGGTGCATCGTGCGCTCCTTTCGTCCCGCGGCCCGTTCCCCGGACCTATCTTCTAATACCTCTCGAATCGATCGCGGTCCACCCAAAAGAGCAGGCGCAATCGATACCACCCGAATATACGGCATGTTACCAGCCAAAAGTCGAGTGGGGTCCTCTCCGCTTCAACTAACACTGACGCCCAACACAGCGAACTGGCCTGCATTTGCGTCCACAAGCATACGACCGCTTTCGGCTTTTTCAAGCAGGATTGACCGGCTTACCGTATCTGATAAGATGGGGGCATGCAAGACGTGATCTCTGACGAAGACGCGCTCAAAAATATCGCGGCGAACGTGTCCCGGCTGATGCAGGAAAACGGGCTCGGTTATTCGGAACTGGCCCGGCGCTGTTCACTTCCCGG